GTGAAGGTCTTGGGGATGCGGCTGGACTGATCCAGCATGGCGTTGCGGTACTCGCCGGTCAGGATCGACAGGCGACCTTCCTTCGCCGCGCGCGCCGCCTGGTGCATCGCCTGCGCCCGCAAGTTCAGGTAGCGATCCTTGTTGCGGTTCTGGAAGCATGGATTACCCCAGTTGACCCGGTACAACGCCTTGCCCGCATCCTCTATGTCCTGGCAGACGTTGATGCCCAGGCCGCCGGAGTCGACCACGTTCGTCACGCCATCATACGGATCACCGGCCTCTACTATGGCCCCTGACAGACGGTTGGAACGCACCGCGTTGGAGAACACAGGGATCTCCACGACCTCTACCCTGCGCGCATCGAGGCCTCGGTCACCGTAGCCAATCACCCGAGCCAAGACGATGGCCGACTTGTCACGCAAGCCCTCGCCGCTGGCAACGTCGCTCAGCACCAGCCACCCGTAGGGCTCGTCGTCGCGGATGATCCGCCCGCGCCGGTACATGGCCATCGCCACCTTCAGGCTCATCATGTGCTTCGAGCTGTCCTGCGGGAACAGGCCCAGCAGGCGCACGCGGCGCTCGTCGTCGTCGTAGGCGTCCCACAGCTCCTTCAGCGCCTCGTCGGATACCAGCGGCGATTCCAGGCTGCTGAAGGTGAGGTTGTTCCATTCGCCGCCATTGCCCAGGGATAGCTCATGATGAGTTCGCCAAAAGAAGCCGGCATTACGGGTCGGCTGACTGGTCAACAGCATGCGGTTGTGCTGCTCGGTCAGCGCGCCTCGCAGGGTGGAAAGGACGGCATCCGGAAGCGTAGACGCCTCGTCGCCAATGATCAGCAGCCACTCGCCGTGCCGGCCCGCCATCTTGTTTGCGGTCTTTTCGTTTGCGGTCTTCGACTCAACGAACCAGGTGTCTTCAAACCCCCTGATCCGCATGGTGGCGTTTGCCAGAATCTCGACGTGGTCAGCAATCCAGCCGTGAGGCCCGCGCCGGATGCGCTCAATGGCGATGCCGATTTCCTTCCACAGCGTGACCTTCAACTGGTCCATGTCGTTGGCGGTCAGCAGGGTGACCGACTGCGGATGGCAGAGCAGGTGCCACAGCACCACGTTGGCGATTGAGGTGGTCTTGCCGGTACCGTGGCCGGACGCCACCGAGGTTCGCGAGCGCGACACCGCCACCGAGCGGTAGAGCAGAATCTGCTGCGGGGTCGGCTGTACGCCCTGCACTTCGATAGCGAAACGCACGATGTCCCCGGCATATTCTTGGCAGAACGGCAGCCAGCGCGGGTCTTCGTGCAGGTGAATCCACTTCTTGGCCATTACTCGCCGTCATCCAGTCCCTGGTCGATGGTCAGGCCCATGCGCTCGGCGCGGCCCATCATGCGCTCCTGCACCTGGGCGGCATGCTCCAAGGCGTTGCGGTAGATCTCGTCCATGGCCTGCTTGTCGACCAGGGCGATAGTCGGCTGCTCCTTAACCTCGACTCGCTCCTTCCACAGCTCGGGCTGGCGGTTCTTCAGCCAGAAGATCGCAGCACCCGGGTCAGGCGGGTAGTGCTTGACTGTCGGCACCCTGACCACCTTCCCCTCCACGACCTTGATCTCCTCCTCTGCATGGCTGTAGCCCATGGCACGGGCATAGAGCCGGCTGGCTACGTTGGCGTCGGCGTGTTCGCGCCCGCCTCTCAGCGCCATGCGGAAGTCCGGATACTCCTTCTCCCAGTTGTAGATTGTGGTCTTGCCCACGCATAGCACGTCGGCCAGCTGCTCGACCGTTGCCCCCAGCAGGAAGAACTTGTAGGCGATCCGCGCGTACTGGGGGCGGTAACGACTTGGCTCCGGGAAGTCCGGCTGGAACAGGTCGGCCAGGTCGCCGTGGTCGAAGGCCAGCAACTCGCCAATGACCGGATCATCCAGCCCAGCCGAGCCAATGCTCGCGCGTGCGCGCGTACGGCCACTACGGTTTCTGTGATCCGCCGCCGAATCTTCCGAGTCACCTGCCTCCCAGTCATCCCCCGGCATGGTTTCGATGGTATCTGCCAAGGTTTCGATGGTTTCGCTGACGCGCCTTGGTTTCCCTCCCCGCGCGCTCGGCGCCGTGACCTGCGGGGACTCCACGATCTCCACGCCAGGCTTGCGGGAAGGTTTCGATGGTTTCGCGGGGCTGCCGCCGGACTTGGCCCACCCCTGCTTGTTGGCGGTCTTGCGCACGGCTGGCGGCGATACTGGCAGAGCCAGCTCATTCACCAGCCAGGTAAAGCCTTCGCGATCGTCCTGCTCCCACACCTGGCGGGCGTCATCCCATTCTTCGGGCGTCAGTTTCGGTGCCTGGGCCATCAGCAGAACACCAGGTCGAGCTGCGGGGCGCCGGCGGCTTCGTGGGCTTCGCGGCGGTAGAGGTTCAGGCGACCACGGGCGGTACGGGCCGTGGCGGCGGTGCGCTCGACGGCATCGAACAGGCGCGAGCCTCCGCGCATGTCGGCCCAGCCGGGGTTCAGCTCCACGCAGCGCGCCATGGCAATGCTGGCTTCGGTGGCGTCGCGCTCGAGCAGGGCGACGGCATCCTCGATGGCGACGATTCGCTTGCGCAGGGCCAGGTCAGCCATCACGTCGCGCTGGCGCATGCGCTCCCAGCTTTCGCGCATGTGCACGTTCATCTCGCGCAGGGCGGCGTGGTCTACGTCGCCGCGCTCCATGGTCTCGGTATTGCCCAGCAGATAGTCGACAGACACGTCGTACAGGCAGGAGGCGCGCTTGATAACCCAGAGCGGGATCTGCGAGGAGTCCTTGCCGCCTTCAATCTTGGCGAGCTTGGAGCTGTTGGCGTAACCAAGCTGGCGAGCTGCGCTGAGCTGGCTCAGGTTCACCATCTTCCTCGCCTCTTGCATTCGCACGCCAACCGCGCGAGCGAGGCTCGCCTGATCCTGGCGGCTTGGAACCCCTGACAGCGAGGTGCGTGACTGCTTGACGCCTTTGGTTTCTTCCATTGCTTTACCCGTGTCTCCCGTGCCTAAAGTCAAGGATGGCGGGTAAATTTTAACCAAAATCGACGAAGAAATTAGACTTTGTGGTTTTTATTGAAGGAAAAGCCATCTAGATATTCCACAATAACTAATTTTGCAGCTTCAAACCCCTTACAGACAACGGCGCGATAGCCCATGGCTGCGAACCACTCCAACCACTCCAGCTGTTCCGGCTCGATTTTCCCGCCCTTGACGCGCTTCATTTCCACGATCAGGCCGTGATAGCCGTTATGCGGGATCAGCAGCTGCAGGTCAGGGTAGCCCTTGCGCCGCCCTTCCAGGTTCATCTTGCGCCCCACATGGGCAGGCATCTTGCCGGCGTTCGGCACTGCGGCCAGACGCTCCTTGAGCGCCGGATACTGCAGGTCAAACCACTGGATCAGCGCGCACTGCTCGTCGTGCTCGCTCGGAATGAAATTGACGCCCATGCTCAGCTGCTCACCTCGGCCGCCACGCGGAACGCCACGACGCCATCCCAGGACAGCTCACAGGCCCGCCCCGTCGAGACACTACCGTCGTCGCGGCGAACCTCGACATCCATCCAGCCCGGGATCTGGCAGGAGCCGTCCAGAGGCACCCATCCCTCAGCATCCTCGCTGATCGCATCCAGCGCGCCGTCTATCTCCCGCCGCGCCTCCAGAAGGCGATCAACCAGCGCGCCGCCGGACAGGCTTTCGCCGGTTAGCGAGGTCATGATGCCAATTGCCCGAAGCACGCACCCCTCCGCTCGATTCACACCCATCACAGCCCCCTTGCAAGTTGGACAACACGTGGCCCTGACCGCGAAGAGTCAAGGCCGGGATATACCCATGTTGCCAGCAGGCGGAGCGATGTGCGGCCCATTTATCCCATTCACTCGTCCGCCTCCCAGTTCAGCGCCTGCGGAATCTGTTGTGGGTGCGCCTGCAGGGTGTCCAGATTCAAAAGCGTGAAATACCCGCGCTCATCCGGCAGCCAGGCGCCCGTGTCAATGTGGTAGACGTTCCCCAGGATGGCTGGGCGGCTCACCGGCGTATGCCCTACCACCACTGCACGAACGCCATCCACCAGGCTCTGGTCTGAGGCGTCTATACGCGTCCGCGACCACTGGCACGTGGCGACGATGCGGCCCAATAGCTCAGCGGGCACGGCGTCAGGCATCGCCTGACTGCAAAGCGCGGCCCGCAGCAGCTCCCAGGACGGCATCGGGCAATCAGCATGCACCAGGCCGACAAGCCCGCCGCCGGTCTCCACCTCCATGGCCACTGGAAGGCCTGCGAGCTGTGCGGCGATCTCTTTCTGCTCAGCCGTTGACAGCCCCATGAGCCACGCACCGCCGAGCGAAAGGTAATTCCCTCCACCAACCTCGCCCCAGACGTAGCGCACCGCGATGTCTTCGTGGTTCCCCTGCACAGCAAAAAACCATGGCTTGGCCAGCCAATCGAGCACCTGCTCGGACTCCGGCCCGCGATCGACCATGTCGCCCACCGAGAACAGTCGATCGCGAACAGGATCGAATGCCACGGCATCCAGGGCGCCCTGCAAGGCGGTGAAATGCCCATGGATGTCGCCGACAGCGAAGTCGCGCCCGGCGATGTTGCGCTCAATACGCCGAATCAGGCTCATGCCGTGGCCCTCGCCTTCATGTCAGCCTCGACCAGGCCGCGAATCTCTCTCAGCTCCGGGGTGTAGGCGAAAGGCACCCTGTCGCCGGGCCGCGTGATCGCGTAGCGCGCCTCCGGTATCCTCGCCTCGCTCACCGTGTACCCTCCCTCGCTCAGCCAGCAGCGAGGAATCACCTTCCCATCCCCGTCGCGCTTCACTCTCCAACGTGATAACTCGGCCATTACGCAGCTCCCTCGATCTTCATCAAACCGTCTCGAATCCAAACGCCCTGGGTTTCCGCCAGGGCACGCAAGTAATCCCTGGCGTGGATGTCCCACCGCCCGGGCCCGTCCAACTGTGTGTGGCAGCTGTGGCACGCGAACACCGCCATCTGGTCGGGACTTTTCATGCCTATGCCCTTCTGCCCGCAAGGCAGGTGCGCCAGCACCACCGTCCCGTCGTCGTGGCCGCACCCAGGCAGGCGCAGCGTGCAGGTCTTGCCGCGCGCAGATCCGCGCAGCTTCTTCGACTCAACCCTCATGCCGTCTCCTTGAAAGCCTCAAACTCAGCCATTTCCGTCAGCCGATCCTCATCCAGGCTCGGCCAGTCCCTTTCGATCAGGTACGCGCACGCCTGGCGCCAGAAGTCCTGAAAAACCTCTTCGCCCATTGAGTCGAATGACAGGCTCTGTGGCTCGCTGCGCATCAGCGTCCCCAGCCCAGGCAGCTCGTACGCGGTTTGGTTGCAGTACACGTTGGCCTCGGCCTGCAGGGCCTTGATCGCGTCGTGCGCCTGCTTTCCACGAAACCGGTCCAGGTTCGCGGCGAGCAGCTTGCCCATGCCATGCACCAGGCGGTTAAAGCGCTCATTGCGGGGCTGGGTCAGCTGGGCTCGCACCCTGGTGTTGCGGCGAAAGGCTCGATCGCGCATGGCCGCCCGATCTGCGTCGGTGGCCGGCACCAGGGCGCCAATGCGCTTGCCGGTGGCCGGGTCGATTACCTCGCGCACCAAGAAATAAACCGGCAACGGCTTCGGCTTCCGGCTGGAAGGCTTAGCAGCTTCCGCCATCACTCCACCTCCCCGCGCAATGCGGCACGAATACTGGCCAGCCCCTGGCGCCCGCCCTCTTCCGTCCGTACCGAAGACACCGAATAGGGATCAGGCAGGCCAAGCGGGATCGACTTCAGTGGCTTGCCATCCATCACCATGCGGCACGCAGCCTGGTAGTTGCGGGCAAACAGCTTGCGGCTGGCTTCGGCCTTGAGCGTGGCCAGGTTGTGGAAGCCGGTTTCCAGCGCTGCATGGCACACAGCGGGATGGCTCCAGGCATCTTCCAGCGCTGGGCCAGCAGGGTGTGCGCGGCGGCACGCCTCGCGGTATGCCTGATCCTCGGACGGCAGGCCAAAGGCCTCCGGGTTGCGGTTCTCGCACAGGGCGCGGAACTCCGGCGCGCTCGGCGGCCACTTGCGCAGCTGCTCGTCCTCGGTCGTGGTCAGTGCGGCCAGGCCTACGGCAATCTGCTGGCCGTTCAGCCCGCCCAATGCTGCTGCCCAGGCGTGGGATTGATCAGCCGACACGCCGAAACTCCCCGTCCAACGGTTGCCGTACAGCTCCGCCATTTTCAGCCAGAGCTTGTCCAGCAAGGGCTGACTGAGCTTCGCGGGCGGCGATGGCTTGCTTGACGTTATCGACGGCTGATCGAGCGCCTTGTCGACCAATTTGCTGGCTGCTTGCATGAGTTACCTCGTCTTCCCAGCGGCGCTGGTTGAGCCAAGTCGTGGGGTGTGGGATGTACTGGCCGCCATCGCGCTGCCAGTCAGCGGACAGCTTGTGTGCGGCAATGGCGGACAGGATGGCGGCTTGCAGTTCGGCGCTCGGCTTGAGCTTTGCCCAGGCCTTCTCGGCGGTGGCCTTGGCCTTTTTCAGCGGATAGGCAGACCAGAACTCGGCGAACCCGGTCGCAGCCCCCTTGGGGGGTATGGGGGGTTCTTTACTTTGGTTATTGGTTCTTGGTTCTTGGTTAGTTTTCGATCCGGTTTCCGCCGGGTTAGCTGAAATAACCGACTGGGTTTCCGATGGGTTATCACTGCCTTCGTTTTGCTTTGCCGGATCTACAGGGTCGGGTTCCTCTGGCTTGGTTTCCGGTTTGGCCTTTGGCGGGCGACCACCGCGCTTCCCGTTTTCCGCTGCCACCCTGGCCTTGGCCTGGTACTGCTGGATCACTTCATCGCAATGGCTGTGCTGCCAGCCGCTGGCAGTCTCGGTGAAGAACTCACGCAGCACGCTCTCCACTTCGGCCGCCGCAGAGCGCAGGCGGATGATGCGAGCAACCTCTGCTGGAGTGCCGCCGATGGGCTGCTCGTTGACGTAGTACATGTCAAGCAGGCGGCGATAAGCCAGATCCTCTAGCGGCTCCAAGTGCGCCGTGCGCAGCATGTAGTCGCCCACATGGAAGGGGTAAAAGTTCACGCCGCCACCCCTTTCCCTTCAGCAAGCCGGTATTCAGCCACCCGCACCCACTTGCCTTGGCGGTTCTGCACGCGCAGCCAGCTGGTTTCGATGTTCAGGCCAGCGTTGCGCAGCTCGTCGATACGCGCAGCCAGGCGGGCGCAGCCGAAGTGATTGAGCGCATCCAGGCCGGTAAGAGAATTGCCCGCCTCCAGAAAGGCGCAGATCGCCGCTCGCTGGGAATTGCTGGTGTTGCTGTTTGGGTTGTCGTTCGGCATAATCAGGTCACTCCTTTCAGGTGTTGCTGTTGAAGAGGCCGGGCTGCCACCCGGCTTTTTTGTGCTTGCTCGTCAGGCCGCCTTGACCGACTCGCGCAGCGCTTCCAGCGAAGCCGAGGCATCACCGATCGCGCGCGCGATCTGCTGCTTCTCGTGCTGGCTGACGTGCCCGTCCTCCAACGCCTTAACCACCGCCTTCGTCACGTCCGCAATCTCGTCGTGCATATGCAGTACGGCGCTTTGCAGGCTGGTCGCTTGGGCTGTCTGCCTGGCCACTAACTGAAATCCAAATGCATCGGCCATGGCGTGCAGTACGCGAAAGTCATTGCTGGTGGCGAGAATCTGCAGAACCTGCTCAAACGTCAGGCGGTGACTGTCATCGTTGGGATTGCTGCGATTGAGCAGGCTTGTGTGCGACACCCCCATCATGTGCGCCAGTTGCTTGGGGCCTGCCTCAAGTACCGTCTCGTGAACCGCTCTATGCACTTCTTCCATTTCGGGAAATCTCTTCTGTTTTGTCGTGGCGACGGCGCAATGCCGGCGTGAATATGGCAATCATGAGCACGGCCGCCCTGCCGCCGTGATAAGGCCTGGAGAGCAGCCGCATGCGGCGATCAGATTGCTGTGGAGTGAGTTCATAAGGATTGGGCAGCTAGGCAGCTGCGGTGCCGGTGTTGCGACGGAAAAGGCCGCAGCTCATGCGCCTCGCAGCTGCCGTCCGGGTGGACGGTGACAATGATTTCGCGGCCGGCACGCAGCGCCTTGCTAAGCGCTCCCTGGGTAATGCCAAGAGCCTTTGCAGCCTTGATTTGCCCATGCTCTGCGGCGTAATCGAATAAATGGATGCGGTTCATTTCAGCTACCTCAAGTGCTTTATGGCGCAAGTATTACCTAGGGAATTTTTATAATCAATGCCCGGGGTATTTGTATTTTATTCCCGCCGGAAATAGGATTTCTCGCATGAGCCAAAAACGAACGCTGAATGACTGGGAAAAGGCTGAATGCGCCGCTCTAAAGGCGCTGGTTGAGGCCTACAACCGTGCTCGGCCTAAGCAAGAGCGGATAACGCAAGAGGCTGCGGGCGCCGCTCTCGGCATTACGCAGGGCGCATTCAGCAACTACCTGAACGCCAGAATTGCTTTGAACAAAGAAGTTGCGGCGGGGATATCTAGGCTCTTTGGTATCCCTGTGGAGAAATTTAGCAAGCGCCTGGCTGCCGAGATGGCCGATCTGGCCCAGGTGGTCGCTCCGCCCCACCCCGCCCCGGACGCCGCGCACAAGGACGGCACCGTGCACGCCATCGATTTTTCACGCCCACGCAGCAAGGCCGGCGACATCCTGATCCCGCAGTACGACGTGCGCGCCTCGATGGGGTCGGGCCAGGCGCTGCCCAGCGGCTACGTCGATACCATCCGCCATATCGCCGTCAGCCCCGACTACCTGCGCGAAGCCGGCGTGGCCTACACCGCCGCCCGCAACCTGGCCGTGGTGACCGGCTTCAGCGAGTCGATGAACAAAACCTTCAGCAGCGGCGACCCGCTGATCATCGACCGCGGCGTCAACGAGCTGGTCACCGACGGCGTGTACCTGTTCACCCTCGCCGGCATGCTCTACATCAAGCGCCTGCAACTGCTGCCGGGCAAGGTGCGCATGATCTCCGACAACGACGCCTTCCCGCCCTACGACATTCAGGGCGCCGAGGCAGACCAACTGATCATCCATGCCCGCGTGCTGCTGGCCTGGAATGCCCGCAAACTCTGACCCACCACACCGAGGAAGGCAGCATGACAACGTTCAAGGAAGGCTACCCTCAGGCTCGCGACATGGAAGGCATCGAACGGGCCGCCAGCCAGTGGCCCGTGGTCATGCGGCATATCGTCTTGAGCCAGATCGAGCCGAAGGAGCGCAACCATGGATGATCTTCAAGGCATTTTAAGCACCTACCGAACTGAAAATATCGCACTTAGGACATTTGTCTCAGCCCTTGTTCTAGCGCATCCAGACCCTCAAGCAGCGCTCGCGTTTCTTGCTCAACAGCTCGATAACCTGACAACTGCTGGGCTATACAGCGCAGTGTTACCAGATGAGGAGCTAGCAGAAATAAGCGCCGTTGGCGCGCGTCTTCTAGCAGAGCTTGGTCACGCACCGCGTTAGCCGCCAACGCCTCGACGTTACGCTGAATAACCACCCGCAGATCATTTTCCATGCCGAAATTCCCCACCAAGCTATGTGCTTTGAAACTTACAGAGCGCCGCTGACACAGCAGGATGCCTGTATCGCCAGGCCGCAATGCAGCCATTGCGCCATCGGCGGCCGCGCAGGCCACAAGCCCTAACCACATCGCCATCTGCCCCCCCTTCCAGCGCCCGCTCATGGGCGCCAGGCCTGTTTAATTTCCTCCAGCATACCAGCCCGGCGCCCGTGCGCTGCCCCTCCCTTCTCCCCGCGCCGCCTGCCCGCCGCCGTGCGGGGGATTTGAAATCTCTAAAAAATTTAATACCCACGGTATTGCATTAATTAATTCCATGGGTATTATTCATTTCAACAACGCGCCCCGGCGCAACCCGGCGAAAGCCACCGCTCTTTAGCAGGCCGTTGAAAAACTCGGCTTCAACTGCCCCAACCCGTCCGGTTTGGCGCTTTTTCAAGCGCTTTGGCCTAACGGAGTCCACACAAGGCCTG